TTTAGAGCCGTGGGTGAAACTTCGTGACGAAAGCCGAGGGGTGACAGGTTTCCATTTGAACGGGAATGAAGCCGATTGGGATGAGTTTGACCTGCCAGAATTAGACGACGACGCACAGGCCGCGCTTGAGCGTGTGAAGCAAGAGGCCCGGAACGAGGCGCTGAGGGAGGCGGCGGAGGCTACTCAAGAGGTCAGCGGGATAAAGCCTTTCTCATCTGTCGCTCACGTGAAGTCTATAATTTCCAAGTCAATCCTCGCACTAATCACGGAGGACCAGAGCGATGGATGAAGAAGAAGCAGTTTTGGAAATGTACAAACAGGCCCTTGGCATGGGCTGACCAGAAGCGCATCAATAATTTGCGTGTGTGACAGTCTCTAGGCGCGCAGCGGGTGATCGCGCCATTGAGTAATCCCCGCAGCAAGGGGTAGGCGTTTCTCCTCCTTCCCGCCAACAATCCCAGACTTGCTGGAAAGCCCCTGCTTTACGCGGGGGCTTTTTCTTTGCCCCTGATAGCCCGCCAAATTTGCCCCGGCCACCGCAGCGGGCTATCCAAAAACAAAGCCGCCGCAAACGCCCAAATCAGCCATGCGGGATATTCTTGCACAACAACTGTTTCAACGCTGTCGGCGCTGACGCGGTTTGTGTCTGACGATTGACGCACGGGGGCTTGTGGCCGAACGACCTTCTGGCTTGTGTTTTTTGTTGTCCCAATCGTCTGCGAATTGGTTTTCCCGGCCTGCACATTCGCGGCAACATTCGGCCCGCCGCCTGTCAGCAGATCAAGAGGGCTGCCACAAGCCGCCAGCAGTAGGGTCAAAGACAGCGCCCGCACCAACCCTACCCGCGATTGTCCCAACGCGCCTCCCAGCCCCGCACATCGAAGTGTGTGAAGGTGTTGTATCGACCAATTCCATACCGCCCCGCAAAGCGAACGATCAAATAGCCCTGAATGTCGTCGTGCGCGATGCCAGCAATCGAAAAGTCGCAGGCGTTTCCGTAAAGGTGCTGCGAGTTCGAGGCCCCACCCACGCGCTTGTTGTAGCGGGCGCACCGATGCCCCGAATGGATTGTGATCGGCTTGCCCACCAAATCGCGCAGGTTTTGCATGTGTTCAATCAGTTCGGGATTGATCTCAATCGGATCGCATTGCCCGCATTTGCACCGAAATTCGTTGCTCGAAAAGTTTGTGCTAAGGTCGCCCATGTGACGCTCCTTTCGTGTCCTGCATATCTTCGATTAGGCTTTCGCTTGCGCTGTGAGTGATGGCCATGATGATGCCCAGCGCGATAATCAACGCCCATGTTGCTCGCTGCCTCCGCAGGGCTTCTTTTGTGTGCTTCATTTCCGACCTCCCCCCAAACGTGCTTTGACAACTTCGATGAAGAAATCTCGGTCCAGAAGGATTGCGCCCACGGTATCCATGATGACGTAGCCAAAGGCTGTGAGAGCAGTCATCACCAGTATTTCCGGCACGCCAAAATACGCAGATACGGCCCCTGCCAAGCTGTATCCAAACGCGCCGGAAATACCCGCGATTGTTCCGCGCGCAGCCATTGGCTTTTCCTTGTGCTGCATCACCACGAAAAGCACGGCTCCGGCGAGGGCGATATAGTATTCGACGGGTTTATTCACGGCGCAAACCCTCTTTTCCTGATGGTTTTGTCATCATCGACGGTTTTGTGCGCGCGGCGCACATCTTCTTGCCACCAACGGGCGCAGTGGCCTTTCTCCCCTTTGAGAAACACGAACAGCGCGTCGATGTACTTTTCTGTCCAAAGCCCGTCACGATGCGACCGCGCGCTGAATGTCAGGTCCGCGCTACCGCCCGTTGCGACGTTAAGGCCCCGAGATAGGACAGAGCCTATTTCGGTCAGCACACCGCGCATCTTAAACTCCGCTGATACCAAACAAGGCGTCAACCTGCTCAGGCGTTAGGTTTTTGAACGCTGCCAGCGCCTCAATCAGCGGGGCGTTACGGTGTATGTTGACTGCCGCTGCCCACCGTGCCTTAGCCTCAATCCGAGCGCGTGCAGGTTGCCCTTCAAAGAAACCATCCCACCCCGTAGGCCAACCGTTTGTGGCTTCTTCGGCGTCTGTTTCGGACAAAACTTCAAGGTCAAGCGCGACAATAATAAAGTCGTCTTTTGGCATGAAGGCTCTGGCGCGTTTTTCCTCAAGCGAAAGTTGTGGCTCAACATAGGGTGCAGGCTCGATCCCCTGTTCCACCATAGCCGCATAGTGGCGGTTACCAGCGTCAGCAGGGATAGACATCTGGACGCCATCGACCAGTGCCGTGATGTTTCCGTTTTCGGTGTATTGTGCGTTGGTGATGTTCATTTTATAGCTCCGCGTCTGCTGCGAAGTTTGCACTAGCAATAAATCCGCCACTGCCTGTCCCTGACCCAGCTGCAAATGTTAATCCGTCAGTTGTAGCTGAAGTATCAAAGTTTGAAGTAGATACGTTACCAGATGCAACAAGGTTTGATAAAGACACGCTGGGAACAATTCGTTTAGAATTTGCAAAAATAATTCGCTCAAGCGGCCCAATGCCTGTTTGCACATACCCCCCAAAATCTAAAAAACCTTTTTCAAAATACCGCTGACACAACGCCAGTTCGGTTCCCACGGGCCTGCGCTCAAACGGTGTGGCGACGGTGCCTGCTTCTAGTTGGACTTGCGCGATGTCAAAGGTGCCTGACTGTTGGCCGAGGCTGTTGGTGCGGGCGTTGAAGTCGCTGCCTGCGTCGAACCAGAAAAAAAGTCCTAAATGATCGTTCCCGTTGGTGCCAAGCGTCTTACCTGCGATGGACGGAATTTCTGCAGTGACGGTAAACTTTTGCCATACGGTCTTTAAGGAGGCGGTCGTGACCCCTATGGCATCAACTTGAGATGACGGTGAGCCTCCACTACCGAAAGTTTGCGCAAACTCAACTGCAATGTTTCTTGCTGCGTCGGCTTTAGCCCAGAAGGAAAGGGCTACCGTTTGCCCCGCAAAAGTACGGACGTCCTCAATTCTCTGCTGAAGTATTGCGTAATTACCAGCACCAGCAGACGACGTTACTGCGGTCCGGCAAAAATACTCTGGCTCGTTTGGCACATCCGTTTGCCCCAATGCGAACGCTTGGCGCGACTGCGTGGCAGAACTGCCGCTGATAACATTATACCAACGATCAGCGCCGTATTCAAATCCAGTAAAACTCGTCCCCCGCTGCCAGTGGTCGAAGTTGCCGTTGATGATGGCGTTGCGAGCAGTCGTTGTTCCCAGACCCAAATTTTCTCGCGATGCTGCGGCGTCGTTTACATCTGAAAGATTATTGGAAACCTGCAAGAACGTATTTGCGTCTTGAGTGGCGGCGGTTCCTAGCCCAAGGTTTAAACGAGAGGTTGATTGGCTATCTACATCAGACAGGTTATTAGAAGCCTTGAGAAATCCGGGCGGTGCAAAACCTTCTGCTTTTTTGGCCCAATGAAACGCTGAATAAAGCCCCGGCTCGACCTCTACATCTTCTGCTTCTGTTGCCCAATCTTCGGCTTTACTTTCAAATGCCGAAGCATTGGTTTCTGATGTACTTGCCGCGCTTGCCGATGCAGCCGCCGCAGTTTCGCTTGCCGCTGCCGCCGCCGCATGCCCTGCCGCATCATCGATCTGGCCGATAGTTGTTCCGTTTTCAAAACTCTTGGCCGTTTCATTCCAAACAGGCACCGCCCCATCGCTCGGCGTATAAACCTCAGCTTCTTCACCATACCCGAGGCGCACGGTGCGCTTGAATTTCTGCGCAAGTTCTTGGAACAAGGCAAAGACCCGATCCAATTCCTTAGACAGTTCCGCCTGCACAAAGGTTTCAGCGGTATTGCGGGTTTCGCCCGTGCTGGAAAGGATTGTGACGGTCGTGTTTGACACCGCCACGTCGAGTTCAACATAGTTGCCTTCAACGCTTACATGGCTTGCCTTGTAAACTGTAAGCGCCGTTTCTTCTTCGCCACCAACAAGAACTTTGATTTCGTCGTTGTCTTGAAAAAGAAACGGGATGTCGAAAGGTCCAGTCGTGGGGGTAGACCCCACGGTATAGACAATCTCGCGATCCCAGATTTGATCCGTTTGAACAGCCATGCCAGCTTCCGTCACTTAATTTTGGGTCGGCTGGCAGGCCGTGAGGGGGGTTGTGGCGAGGCTACGCTTTCGCTTTTGCTTAATCTAGCCCAGATTGTCGGCGCTCAATGCCATCCACGGCAGCATCGAACATATCGCCAAGCAAGATGTGGTTTTGCAAAGGCAGCCCCTTGGAAAACTGGTTGGCATCGCCCGTGACAGCCCCGCCAGCAAAGTTTATTGCCGCTGACGGGCCAGCGCCCGCCGCGCGCAAGGCAGCGCCGCCCAAAGTGTCTTGCTGGAAGATACCCTGCGCCTGCGACAACACGCCCATGATGCCCGATTGATCTATAGCGTCTGTCATGCGTTCGCCCATGCCCTGATTGTCCCAGATGTAATCAGGCGTTTTCAGCGAGGCGGTCATATAGCCAAGCCCGATCATCGCGCCGATGCCGCCGAGTTTCCGCGCAGAGGGTTCATCCAGCCCCGCAATCATAATCTTGTTCGTCGCGGCAATCGCGTAGGACCAGAAAGTAAATGGCAGGGTCATAAGGCCAGATTGGATGCGCCAGTATCCGCCTTCGCTTTCAAGGCCCGCGCGCACGGCGTATTTATCGGCCCGCCCGCCCTTTTTGATCCACACCACGCCATCCACAATGGTCGGCTTGTCGGCGGCGGTTGCCATGAGAATGGTGTTTTCGTTGCCCTGCGCAATCGCGGCGCGGAACTTGCGCACCAGTTCTTCATCACCCCATGCGTCGGTGTTGGCCAGCCAGTGACCTTCGTCCATCTGCATGATTGGCTCTTTGGCCATTTTCTCAGCGTCAGCCCGAGAAATGCCCCACCGCGCAAGTTCTTGGAGGTCTGCCTTGTCGGCTCCATTGCCCATCATGGCAACGCGGTCGATCCGCTCCACCATGTCATGCACACGGATGCCTGCATCAATCTCTTTGAGGCGCGTGGTCATTTGGGCAAGGCCGTTGAACATGAAATACCTGTTTGCCCCGGTGCGCAGCCACCGCTCGACCCGCGACCCGTGAATGGCATCAACGCCTGTTTCCGCAAAGTGGGACAAAGCAGAGCCTTGAACAATGTCGAGGATCGCCCCGGCCTTGCGCATTTCGTCCACATTCGCGCGCACCGACGCCTGCATCGCTGCATCCATGTTGGCCAGCGTGTGCTGCCAAACGCGGCCTACGCCGTGACGCATGATAAGGGTGCCGAGTTCTGGAATGGCCGACAGCGCCGACATGCCCATGTAGGCAAGGTGCGACCAGTTGCGCAGGCCCGTGGCCGTGCGGTTGTCCCATCTATCCGGCGCGCGTACCACACGGTTATTCACACGGTCGCGCAGTTGCATGATGTCGCGCTCAATCGGCTGCCAGTGTTCCTCAAACTCGCGGGTCAAAACCATTTCCGGCGTGATTTCATCGCCCGCCGCTTGAACAATGTCCTCAATATCGCTTTCTTCGAGGTTCATATCGCGCAACGCATTGTCGCGGGCCTCGCCTGCTTCGCGAATTGCCTTCTGGGCGCCGGTCAGATCGTCCATCACCTTGCTGGGGTTGTTGCGGACAAACTCAACCTTGGCAAAGGCAGACTTGCGCACCTTCCGCATGTAAGCGTTGCGGAACTTGATTTCGTCGTCAGGTGAGGCGAACTCTTTTTCTTCGACCGCTTTTTCCAAGGAAGGCTGCGCGCGCTCGTCGGCTTCGTTGATCCACTCGCGCTGCTCGTCCTCGGACATTTTGGCCAGCTTTTCGTTTTCCTTCGCTTCGGCAAAGGACTTTCTGGCCGCGTCGTATTCCCCCTGCGCGCGGTCCATACGATCCTCGCGATTGCTCAACTCCGCGCGGCGCTCGTCCATCGCCTCTTGCTTGGCCGCGTTGACCCGGCTTTCCACTTCTGGGTCTTTTACTCGCTCCGTCGCAAAGGCTTTGCGCTCGGCGTCTTTGGCAGCCTCAACGCTTTCTTCAAAACCGCGCCACGCATCCACGCCATCAACAGGGCGGGCAAAGCTGCGGGCCATCTCAATCGCTGGCCCCATGCGCTCCGCATAAACCTTCTGCACAAGCATATAGTCCGTTTCGATAAAGTCGGCCAAGCCGTTGCCGTTCGGGCCATCCTTCAACAGCATAGAGTTGGGGATGTTGAACTGGCGGCTGCGGCCAAAGGTCGGGCGGTTTGGCTCTCGCAGGGTGGCCAGATCGCTCGGCTCTGCTTCCTCAAGGATTTGGTCGATCAGCTTTTCGGCGCGCTCGTCAATCGCCTTGTCTTTGGTGCTGAATTTCTCCGTCACCCATTGGCTTTTGTCCGGCGCGTCCTCATAGCGCATCCGCATTTCGTTGATCTGCTGCTCGGTGCCGTATTGCTCGATTTCGCGCAGCTTCGGCCCCAACTCGTCTTTGCCTGCTTTCCAGTATTGCCCATAGGGTTGCTGGCGCATCCACGGCTTGACGATGCGTTCTTTGAACTGCTCTCGGTTTTCCCGAATGGTCGCGTGATCGAAAATCCGCGTGAAATAGTCCTCGTTCGGCTCTTGTTTGGCAAGGTCGCGCTCACGCTTCAAGCCTTCCAGAAAGTCTTGCTTCCAGCCGGGGACCGTTTCAAGGTTGTTCACCTGTTCTTCGATTTCATCTTCCAGCTTGGCAATGCGCTGGTTGAGGATTTCATCGCTGCGCAGAACGCCATAGCGTTCGCCTACCTCGCGATATTGCTCATAGGCGCGCTGGATATTCCCGGCCATTTCATTGACCTCTGGAATGTCGTCAGCCGTGCCTGTGATGTGCGCCCGGGTGGCGCGGCGACGGAACTCTTGGATACCGATTGAGGGCGTTCCATCCGCACGGCTTTTGCGAACCGATTTGTTTACGGGAACCCCAGCCACGGTCGGGTTGCTGTTGAAGCCCAGGTATTTCTCGTAGGTTTCGGTTTCTTGGCGATAGAGGGTATCGACCACGCCATCCCAAGTGCGCGCACGGGAATAGACAGAAGGCCCGATGCTAAGGCCTGTTTCGTCGGACCCGCGCAGAAACGCTCCATCGGCAGCCAGCTTGTCCGTCAGGTCGCGGATTTCCGGCGTGTAGCCGTTGCGGTGAAGGCGCTTATATGGGCCATCCGTTAGTCGCGCCAAGGCTTCCAGCTTGGTATCTTGCAGGATTTTGTTGTTCTTCCTGCGATAGTTTTCAAGCGCCTCTGCGGCTTCGATCTCTGCCTCTTGCTCAAGGCGGGCGCGTTTTTGGCGCTCGGAGGCGGTCATGCGCGCATCAAAGTTGGTCCCAGACGCGCGCAGGATGCCTTGCAGGCTATCTTCAAACTCGGATTGGTCGCGGGCTTTGCTGGCGGCTTGCGCCGCGCGCTTTACGATGTCTGCCGCTTCGTCGGCGTTCTTGATCGTGCGGCTGTCGATCTGGATCGGCTTGGTGTTGCCCTCGCCCCCGACGACAATCGGCTCTTGCGCGTCGTATTTGGCGCGCACGGCCTTTTGATCCACCGTGATCTGTCCACGGTCGTCTACGCTGTAAAGCGGGCGCGATGCGCCGCCGCCCTCGTCCGCTGCGCCAAAGATCGGGTTGCTGTGCATTGTCGGCACGGCCCCCGGTTTATTCATGCGGTCCCCGAGTTTGCGCCACATCGATGCCGCCTTTTGGACCTCGTATTCCAAAAGTTCATTGGGGTTTGCTGCGTCGGTCTTGTGATCCCCGCGCATAAAGCGGTCGATCAGGATTTTGTCGTCAACGATCACTTGGTCGCCCACAACGCGCACACCGCTGCGCTTGGCGGCTTCCGGCGCATTGTTGGGGATTTGGCCAACCGTAACCTTGCCTTTGCGGCCTTTACCGAGATCGACTTCTTCTGTGACCGTGTAGATGCCCTTCGCTTCCGCGATTTCGCGCATCGTATCCTTGACCAAGTTGCGCCGCGCGCCGCGCGTGGCCATTGCTCCAATGCCGCCGCCAAGAACGCCGCCCAAGGCCGCTGTGGCCCCTATGCGCATGAGACTTTCGTCGTAGGTGGCCATCGGGTCGAATTTGCGCCGCGCCGCTTCGATTGCCACCTCTGAGCCGCCTGCCAACATACTGGCTTTCAAGGTCGTGCGGGCCGCGTTTGCCATGCCGCTCCGCATGGCTGAAACACCCACGCCACCGGGAAGCACCATAGATGCCAGCGTGTCGGGGTTCATCAGCCCGCCAACAAGTTCGGCGCTGAGATAAGGATTTACCGCTTGGCGGCGCTTGCGCTTTTGTTCGGCCTTGTAGTTTTTCTCAAGCTGCTTGAAGTGCGCTGCGTTGCGCGCTTCCGAGAAATACCGCCAGTTGTCATAGCCCTGCTCAATGGCCCGATCCACGGGGTTGAAGTTTTTGTCCCACTCAAACCCGTCTGCCTCCATTTCGTACTGCATGCCGCGCACGATGAAGCTGTCCGAAACCTCGTCTTTGAAGGCTTGCCCCCAACCGGGATGAATTGTCGGCCCGCCACCGGGGCCAGTACGGGTGCGATAATCCACGTCTGGCAGCCCCGGCGCATCGCCCCCAATGCCGCCTTCATCGCTCCCGCCGCCATTTTCACCGTAGCCGCGTGGATTTGGCTCGTAGTCGGGCCGCTCCCACGGCTCCATGTGCCGCGTCGGATCGAGTTGCGGCAGCGCAACCTGTTCACGCATGCGGCGGTCGGTGTCGCCGCCAAGGCGGTTGTTCGGCTTGCCTTGCTGGCCACCGCTGTATGACGTGCCGCTGTTTTGCGACGAAATCACGGGCGCTCCCGGCTCCCCGAGAACCGCCGCAAAGTCGTTTGGCGACTGCTTGGACCGCGACGGGTTCGGCCCAACGCCCCCGTAGTAGGCGTCACCGGGGCCAACAGGTCGCCCCTTAGCGTCATAGGTGTTGGTCAGCACGGGCAGGCTGGCCCAAACCTTGGCCAGATTGGTGCCAAACTGCTCACTGGTCATGTGGCCGCTTTCCCAATCATCCAGCCCTTTTTCTCGCATCAGAGTAATGGCAAGGTTGTCTTGGGTTTCGGCGTTGAAAAGGTCGTCACGGCTTGCCGCGCCTTTTTTCACAAGGCCGCGCAGCGTATCCTCCATGACTTGCAAAGCCCCTGTGGCCTCGCTGTCTGTCTTGCCAGTCCAGAACTTCCCCGACTGTCATTTGCGTAACGGGTTTGGGCGGATAATGCTCGGGCCGAATACCGCTATAGATCACATCGTAATCTACTTTGCCCGCGTTTTCGGCTTTATAGATAAACTCAAGAAGGCCGTTGTAGTTGCTCATTCACCTTCACCCATTTCAAAATTTTCGCCCCAGAACTCCTCAATGATGTCTGCGGGGTCGCGATTGGGGTTTTTGACCAATTCTTCGGCAATCATTTGGTCGATGCCGTTCCGGCCAAATTTATCCACCAGCATTTCGCCTTTGCGCTCCTGCAAGGCTTCTTCGCGGGCGCGGAAGTTCACGTCGATTTTGGTCAAATCCTCGTACTTTTGGCGCACGTCGAGGGTGCCGATAGAATGTACGGTTCCATCATCGCCTTTCATCATCACATGATAAACGGGTGGCGTGCCTTTCGAGGCAGGCTTTAGAAGATAATCTCGCCCGCCAATGTAAAGTTCGCCATCGTTTTTGTATTCTTCTCGGAACAAAGCATCAGGATGATTTTCCACCATTTCCTTGATGCCTTCGTGGGCAATCATGTCAAACGTATTGAGGCGTGTGCGCGTCAGCGCATCGCTGCCAATGCCGAGAAACACGCCTTCGCCTTTTTCAATGCCGATGAAGTCAAGCAGCGCATCGTTTACCGCGCTGTCTGCTTTCCAAAACGCATCGACAAAGCCGCCTGCCCCCGGCTCGGGATACCATTTTTCCGGCGCGTAACTGGAACGGCGGTTCATGTAGTCCGTTTCAACCCAACGGCCTTCCATTGATTGCCGCGTCATTTCCATAGCTTCCTCAAAGCCATAGAGGCCCGCGCCAGCGCGATAGTAGGTCTTAAAGATACGCAGGGCTTCTTCGCGCTCTTTTGGCTCTGCGGTCACGTCGCCAAAAATCTCGTCCTCAATGGTTTCGCCAAGACGATCTTGCCAGTTGTCAGGTGTCAATGCCCCGCCGCTGAACATCCCGCCGCCGATGGACGGGTAGAGTTCCTTGGCCCATTTGTCGTCGGACCAATCGCCTTCTTCTTTCAAGCTGTCCCATAGCTGGAACGCTTCTTGCACGCCTTCTTGGCCTACGGTGCCGCTGCCGTGCAGAAGTTCGGCAATGCCGTAAATCTCTTTCACTTTTTCAGGCAAGTCGGCGGTAAGATCGACGCCACTTTCGCCTCGCGAATTTGGTGCCTCGCGCAGATCGCGATAGAGTTCAAACCCTGCCGCCAAAAGTTCGGGATCATCGCCACGCATTGCGCCACGGAAAAACTTGTCCATGCTTTCGGGCCGGAAACCCGCGTCTTTTGACAAAGAAACAAGCGAGTGGCGCTGCTCGGCATCCATGTTCGCCCAATCGTACATATTCAGCGGGCGATAGCCGTTGCCATCTGCACGGCGGATTTTGGCTCGCCGCGACAGGTCTTGATCCAGAAGGCTTCTGTTTTTCTGCGTATCGCGCGCCCCGCCTGCGCGAATGATGGCAATTTGCCCAGCTTCTTTTGCAAGCGCTTGGGCCTCTGATTGGCGACGGTTGGCCTCGCCCATAAGCTGTCGGACTTCATTCGCGGCCCTAGCAGCAAGTTCGCGCTTGTCGAAATCAACGCCTTCGTGCTGAAAGTATTTCAGCAGTTCTTCGTCCTCGCCAAGTTCCAAATCTGTTGCAATTCGGCTCAGTTCGGCGGGGCTGGCATCCGCCAATCCCAAGTCTTGTTGCATCCTCGCAACACCAATGCGCAGAAGCGCCGATTTCTTGGCGTCACGCTTTTTTCCCGGCCCCATAATCTCTGGGCCGGTTTTGTCGATTGTTTCAAAAATCTGATCGACTATCATAATCGCGCGGTCGCCGTATCCGGCATGCACGTTGTCCACGGCGATTTGGACTGCATCATCGACAATTAGAGGCGCGCGGTCGCGGGCATTGCTAATTGCAAGCTGGCCCTGCCTGCGGCCAATCTGCGCGCCCTGATCTGCCAAAACACCCGTGCTGATTTGCTGAAACGCGCCCTGCATATGCTCCGGCACGTTTGCGGCCATCGCTTCAAGCCGACCATTTGCGTCGTCGAGAAAAGCATCCATATCATACAGGTTGGCCGAATGGGCATCGGCGACCTGCGCGCGCACGGCGGTCGTCAACTGGTGCGCATAGCGTTCTTCGATAGCCCCGTCATAGGCGCGGCGCGCAATGCTGCCCATGCGTTCCGCTGCGTTCGGAGGAAGCTGCGGCGTTCCCATCTCGTCCTGCGAAAACACGGCGGCTTTTGCCAGCGCCAGACCTTCTTCTTCGGCTGCCGAGGCCATCGCGCGGCTGTAATCTGCGGCATGTCGCGCGGCCCGATTGCCGAGTTCACGCCACGCCTGCCCGACTGCGCGGCCCCCAGAGCCGCTAAAGCGGGCGCCGCGCGTGACGCCACCGCTGCCCGCGTTGCTCTTGATCTGGACCCGCTTGCGATTGACTGGCATGGATTAATCTCCCATCCCGATAGACTTGAAGAAATAGCTGCTTCGGCTCTCGCCCGTGTTGTTTTTCTGGTAATTCTTTTCGGCGGTGTAGAGGCTATCCATCGCGCCGACGACGCCAGAAAACATCGCGGCTTTAGCTTCCGCTTGTGCCGACGCATAGGCAAGATCGCCTTCCATCCGGCGCACCTTCGCTTGCATCTTGTTTTTGGATTTACGGATTTTCAGATCGCTTTCCATTTGGCCTTTGGCCTCTTGCATGTTGGCCCTGTTGCCTTCTTCGATCTGCGCAAAAGACATTGGGTCAAGGCCAGACACCGCTGCCGCCGCCGCGTTTTGCTTGGCCTGTTCCTCAAAGTCTTTGAGCATTTCGCCCTGCTCATTTCGGACCTTCATGGTTTCCAAAATGTTCAGGGTTTCCATTTGCGCAGCTTCAAACTGCGCATTACCGCGTGCTGTAATGCCCCGCGCCTCCGCAGAAAGCGCCTCGGCTCGACCGCCCATGTAGCTGCCGAAGCTGGAAACAAAACTCATTGCGTCACACATGCCGAAGCCCCTTAGAAATAGACATTGAGAACAGCGCCCCTCAGCGCGACTTTGCCGGGGTTTGAGCCTTCAATCCGCAGGCGCGGCTCCCGGCCCCATTCTCCGATGATGTGCCGCCGCCATTCATCCACCGGGGTTGGCGCGGAAAGCGCAGGAACGTCCAGAGCGTCGAGAATGCTGTCATCGTTGATCGTCCCGGTCGTGGTCATGTCCCAACTCACCTCGGCATCGACAAGCCGCTGCATTTTGCCGACTTTCGGACCCTGCCCGCTTGCGGCAATGGCAGGGTTTAGTTCTGCCAAATACGGCATCGCCTCACCCACGCGCAGCGTGGTCACGGCTTCCGGCGTTGTGAAATTCCCGCTGCCATCTGCCGTGGTGGGCGTGTAAACCTTGCCATCACTTTCCATCTGGATTTCTGTGTTTGCTAGATGCGCGGCGGTCCAAGTGTCCGTCGCCGGATCGGCAGACAGTTCCGCGCCAAAATCCATCGTGATGTAATCTTCCGATGTGTCGAACTCGACAAGGTAATGCGACCCACCCCGCTCCACCGCGGCAAAGAGGCGATTGCGCACACCCGACACTGAAACGAAATTTCCGTTGCCAAGCGTCCAGCGCATAAAGCCAAAGGCCCCGTCTTGGCGGCGCGAGTGCATCACCAACAAAGAGCCATCGGCTTGGTTGGTGAAAATGATGTATGGCGTCACCGTGTATGTGCCGCCCCGGTATTTCGTGGCATCGACTGGCTCATTCACCCAATCCGGCACAACCACCGTTGCGGGGTTCGTGGTGTATTCGCTTTCGTCGCCCGAGATCATCATTTCGCGAATGTGCTGGCCTTCTGCATCGACAAAGAACAGCCCACCATCAAAGCGGAATGGCGTGGTATAGGCCGCGCCTTCCTTGGTCGCGGGGATTGCACGGGCAGTTGATTGCACAATGGCCTGATCGACAGAGCCGGGGGTGTAATATTCCCCGCTGTCCGTCAGGATCACCATGTCAAAGCCGGGAACGATGTGGCGCACCTTCGCCTGATCGCCAATGCCGTACATCGTCACCGCGTCGTCAGGATCGCCCTGATCTGGATCAAAGTCTCGCAGCGCAAAGAAGCGGCTGCCCCAGACTGCATCGGGCAGGCTGACGGTCCCGCCAAGCCAAAGGCGGGTTTCGTGAATGGCACATGCTTGCGGCCAGCCCCGCGCGTCGGAAAACGCAGGCTCTTTAATCCCGCGCAGTCCGTTGAGCGGGATCATAATCACATCGGAACCGCCCGTCAGAAGATCGTTCGTGGGAAGCGCGCTTTCGGTTGTGGCGGAAGCAAGCGTAACGGTCGAAAGCGCCGTGGTTTCCAAGTCGGTCAATGTGGTTGTGCTATCGCCCAGAACGGCGGTGTCAGCCTCGCTGGCGTTGTGCGCCCACTGGATTTCAAAGTGGTCTTTGTCCACGACGCGGCGCACGATATAAGCGGCGGCTCCATCTACAGGCGCGGCGGGCAGGTTTCCACCGTCCTCTGGAAAGCGCAGACCGTGACGGACGTATTCGGCGGCTTCTTCGTTCAGCCCCGCAAATATGACGCTATCACCGACATTCAGCCCGTGATCGAAAGCCGCCACTTCGCACAGCTTACTTTTCGCGCGCAAGAAAAACGGGTTTACATCAAGGCTTACCCCAATGTCGCGATGCACTTTAATGTCCGCCTGCCGCGCGTTCGTGACCGCCGTAATCTCGACTTCGCCACCCGCAATTCGCATCCGAGTGCCGACATAATCTGCCGTGAACACGTCGCGCTGCACCACCAGCTTCCCGGTGCCTGCCGACAGGTCATAGTCTGCGCCATCTATAAAGCCGGATGCGGTTTGAATGTACGCTCCATATCCAGATGATGTGCCTGCGGAGGTATAGATCGTGGTGTAAACCCGCGTGTCGCGCGGCACAAAGGCATAGAAAGGCGCATACTGGCGGCTTGCATCTTCGGAAATCTCGAACTCGAAATCTTCGATGCTAAAATCCGACGCAATGCGGTCAAACGACAGGATTTGCGTTTTGAAGGTTGCGTCGGCCAACACCAGCTTGTTGCTTTCGCTGGCAATGGTCATAAACCGCATGCTCGTTTCCGTCCACGGCTGCCCCGTGAAGGTTTTGCGCAGCGTGAGGGTCATGTCGTAGATGTCGAGCCGCTGGTCGGAAAAGACCAAAACAAAACTCTCGTCGTCGGCTTCGGAGTAAACCCAATGCTCCAGCCGCGCCGCGCCGGGGATTGACGCGCGGCGCAATGTCCCCCATCGGCGGGAAAGGCGATTGTCGGCCTCGACCATCATGTTGTCGGCGTCAAAAACAGACGCCCGATACGCCTTGGTGTCCTGCCGGATGCGCAGGCCCTTACCTGTGCGGCCCGCAGAAAAGTCAGCGCGAAAGTCGTGAAGCGTCGGCATTATCGCGACCTCCCACCCGTGCGGCGCTGGCGGATGAATGTCTTGGTGTCGATCCGTGAGGCCGTGCGCGCTTGGCTTTCACGGCTTTTGGCCAGAGCAAGCCGCCCCATTGCCTTTTGCTCCATTGCGACCGCCAAGTTTTCGTCTTGCGTAAGCGGCATGGCAAGCGCGGCTGCCAAGTGGAAAATAAAGCCTCGGCGGAAGAACCCCGGCCATTTGTCGGCGGTCATGTAAATCGTGATGTCGGCTTTAACCACCGCAGAGGACGACGCGCCCACGTTCACCAAAATGCCATCGGCGTTGGTGTCGAACTTTGCCTCGCCATCATCGACCCAGACCTTTTGCAACGCGAGGGCTTCGGTTGGCATACCAAAAACGCCCTCCCATTCGGGGGGCGGCGTTTTGTTAAGGCGCTGGATCACCCGCGTTGACCGTGCAAACCGCCACGGGTACAGCGCCAAGGCTTCCTCGACCACATCTGCAAAAGAAGCGTTGATGGTGCGGGCTGTTTTATTTCCGTCCGTGAATGACGTGATCGGGTTGATGCCAAGTTCATTGAGGGCAGCGTTTGCCACCTTAATGTCGCTGTTGGATACGGAAAGCGTTGCCATGCCAAACCTCTTTTTAAGAAAAGGGGGCCGGGACTAACCCGGCCCCCCTCGGCGGTATGCAGGCCCATCTGCCACTGAACCTGCTAAATCACCCGACCCCCATCGGGTGAAGCCTGATTAGGCCGCAGGTTGTGGCGACAGCGAGGACACAAGGTAGCAACCCGTATCCTCAATGATCGCGGACCCAAGCGACATCGAGGAAACCGCAGACCAAGCGGAATAGGTGTTTTCCCAATCCCAGTTGGTTTCGATTTCCTTGTTGACGCCGTGGCCAACAACCGACTGGTGCCAAGCGATGTTGAGGGCTTGGTTTTCCACGGTCGAAATGCCGCCGCCCGAGGTGCCAGTTGCTGCGGTTTCAAAGTAGATGTTCGGGAGCGGCATCCACAGAACGCCCATCCAGAACTTCGCGGTCATGCCGCCTTTGAAGGGCAGCATTTCCTGACCCACATAGTCCGCGTTTGCAAACTCAGGCACTTTCAGCAGTTGCGACCAAGCGTAGGGGTGCAGGGCACAGAAGCGACGACCATCGTCGGGGACTTCGTTGACTTGGAAGGTGGTGACGACTGCCATTGCCATGTTGAAGTCAAAGGCTTTGGTCGCATCGCCAAGGTCGCTGTTTGCGCCAGCTTCCATCGTGTCGATGATGATTTGGTCGGCTTTCTTGCCAAGCGCCGAAACGTGCGCCTGCGCGTGAGCGTTTTTCTCGTCGATGTTCAGCTTGAGCATGTCGAGATCGTCGATCAGCGTCGGCACATACCAGTCAGCCATGTCGGCTTTGACGCGGGTATGTTCGGGGTCTTGGAAGGTGTGTTGGGCGTTGCGCGTTTTGGTCTGCGCGGTGAGGGTGCCAAACACTTGCCAGTAAACCGACTTTGCCATGACCGTACCCTTGCGGGTTGTGTTCATCAGGCGGGAGCCGAGTTGGCGGAATTTCAGGTGAACGTCAGCGTTGTATTCTTCAACGAACGCTACATCGATAGTAGGAGCCATGATCGCTTCCTCTCAGTTGGTGAAACACTTGCCGGGTGTTCCTCCGACTGTCCAAGAAGCGGGTATTCCTTTTTAGGGCCGCAGGACCGTCTTTGGGGCCGTTTTAGGGTGTGACCAAAAGGACACATACCCATCAGGAACATTCGCTTTTGATTTCGATATGTCAAACCCCAAATATTCAAGCCACGCGATACGGCGGTGCATGTTGGCCGGGACAAGGTTGCCGACAGCCGAAAATCCTTGTTCCAAGAATGGCTTGATGCGCTTTGTGGCGCGCGTCATGGCCCGCCATTTCAGATCGGCCAAGTCGGTTCCGAGAAACCAGATCGCACCGATTTCGGGATTGGGCTGGCAGGAGGCCACGCCAGCCATGCCTACCAGCCCTTCACTGTCCCACAGTGACCAGCACGGCCCGTTTTCAAGTCCGAACTGGATTTCGCCCGACAACGACCAGCCTGTATCCATTCTGCCGAATGTAATCGCCGCCGTGCGAACTTCTATGACATCTGACAACCGCATATGCGTTGCCAGAATGTCACAATCGTGCAGGGTTGCAGGAAGCCAGATCACTTCCCGCCGCGCCGCGCGAAGTCAGACCACGCCTTACGCACCTTTTTGGTGTAAGCGTCGTCACTTCCAAAGCGGGGGTCGGCCTGCATTTCACGAATTTCATCGCGCGTCATGGGCGTATTTCCGCTTTCGCCATCCGTATCGGGGGCAAAGCCGTTCGATCCGGCTTTTTTCATCATGCTTTCCACAAACTCAACGCCTTTGGCCGTGGTCAGCAAGGATTTGACTTGCGGCTCGAACTCGCTTTCCACGTTTTTGTGAAGCCATTTGTTCACATGATCAATCCGCTCGTCGGCATTGTCGCCAAGTGCCTCATATTCCGCCTCGTAATTGGGCAGCGTTTGCCCGTAAACGTCTTGGATCAGTTCTTGAAAGCCCTCTTTCGAGACATTGTGCTTTTGCGCCCAGTTCCGCAGCCCTTCGTCCAATTCTTCGGCGGGGGCCTCGATATTCTCGGGGTATTCATACTCCGAAACATCTTCGGGAACGCCGATGGTTTTGCCGTATTCCTTGATCGCTTCGTCTTTGACCTCGGCCCGCAAGTCGTCGGTCTTTTTAGAGAAGCGGCCATAGAGTTCGCGGTAGGCTTCGGCCTGCTTTTGCGCAGAAGCAGACAGGTCAATGGCATCGTCCTCGCCTTTGACGAGGTATTTTTCCATCAGCCATTCAGGCTGTTCGCCCGCGCTTTGGCCGCTTTCGCCGCCCTCTGCGCTTTGATCGCCTTCGCCGCCTTCGCTTCCGCCGCCTGCGCCTTCTTGCGCGCGATAGAAGCCTCCGCCGCCGCCACTGCCGCCTTCGCTTTCGCCATCGCGCAGAAGAAGCGCCAGCGGTCGCAGATACGGGAAATTCTCATACATGGGGGTTCCTTTCTAAAGGGGGGTTAAGACAACGCCGAGACAACCGCCTCGAACACTTTGCCACCGGGGTAATGTTCGGGCCGATACTCGCCGCCAATGTAAATCGCTTTCACAAGTTCTTTGGCCTGCCGCTTTTCGCGGGGGATGACAAACTCCCACGGTTGCACCGTGAAGTCGTCGGCTTGGTTTTCGATCTGGTCGATCAGGTCAGCTTCGCGCTGCGCTGCGTGGGCAATGCGGGCGATGTCGAGGGCTTCCTTGTCGGAAAGTTCGACTTTCTTGCTGGCTTTTTTCTTGGTCGCCATTTCAGCTTCCTTTCTTGCTTGGCTTCGAGCGGCGGCGCGTATCCAAAATGGCGGTCAGCCGCCGCATGCCCTCCATTTCGCGCAGTTGCGCATCCGACGATCCAGCGGGCAAAACTGCGCTGGTCGTGATAGATTTGATGTACTCCATCACCGCCTCGCCTGCGGGGCCTGTCAGAGCCGTGCGACAAGCGGCATCGATCTTTTCTTCGGCATCGGCGCTGCGCGCCCATCCGTCGATGCTTTGCTGTTGCGCTTCTCGCAGTTCTTGGATGCGGTTTTTCAGTTCAGTCGCCACGCTTCATCCCCTCTTGGATCAGAGTGGTTTGGGCTTGCGCCTCAAGGCCCGCTTCAAGAGCGGCCTTCATATCGCCAGCCGATTTGTAGAGGCGCGTATCAAGGCCGATTTGCTCAATAAGCCATTCGTGCATGAACTCTTGATCGTATGCCGCCTGCGCCGCCTGCGGCCCCACCATGCTGGCCCGCACTTGGAAGTCCTGCATCAGCGTTTGCACGGAACGGCTGCGTTGCGCTTGCGCAAGCGGGCTGACTGCGGTGAACGAGATCGGTCGCCCGTTTTTCACGGGCAGTTCGATGTCGCCACGTTGCTCAAGAATGTGCAGGACGCGGCGGTAGTATGGCACGATGAACTCATAGAACACTCGCGCAAAGCCAGAACTTGTGCGGTGCGCCAAATCGGCCATGCGTTCGGCCACTTCGGTTGCCGTGGCCGGGGTTTTGTTCGGGTCAGACAGCATGTCATTGAACAGAGCGCGCTTGATGTTCAAACGCTGGTCATTCAGCACCACGTCTCGCATGTTGAAATTGCCCGTGGCCGTGTTGACTTGTTCCAGACCTCGCGTCCCGATTTCGCGGGTCATAATTGTTCCCGGCAGCAAGTTCACTTGGTCCGAGTTGATAACCCCTTCGTTGTCGGTTTGGTAAACCCCAACGATGTTCATCGCGGCATTTTCCAAAACAAGTTCGACCATCAGGTTTGTGGTGCGGATGGCGGCGATGGCCCCGAGAAGCGGGCCACGCCCCCAAGTTTCCCCAGCGGCGGTTGTCCAGCGAAATGGAATAAAAGGCCCAGAACCGACGCCGCTCAAATTGCGGGTATCCAGCGTTTCTTTGTATTCCTCACAGACCACAAAGTGGTCCCACGCTTCGCCTGCTTTGGAAAAGTCGCGGCGCGTGTATTCGATGATCGTCAGTTCCTTGTCGGCCTCTTGATCCCCTGCCTTTTTCGTTTCCGGCGCATTGTCCAGATCGGCGCGCGGATAGCGGGCCGGGATAAGGCTTGCCTTGACTTTCGACACGCGGAACATGCCGCCGATGCTATCGTCGGGGCCTTTTTCCAGCAGCATTTCAGTGATCGGCACAGAGCGGTTAATCAGCGCCGTGTCGGCCCGCCCGCTGTCCTCGACAAGCATCAGGCCCGTGGAAATGGCCAAATCATTCAGGCTTTCCGCGCTTTCCTGCGCAAAGTTGCTGTTCCAGATTTCTTCAAACGCAAACTTGTCGATTTCTTCCAGATCGCGGTTCACCGCAGCGCGGTCTTTCGGATCGACCGCACTTGACGCCTCGGATTTCACAAACTGCGAAAAGGACGGAAACAAGCCCGCCTGCATACGGCTGACAAACTCTTGCACCCCGTTCGCCCCGGTTTCATCGAAGATGTCCTCGGCGCGGTCCACACCGCCCACGTTGTGAAAGCGCTTGCGGGCGGGCATTGTCAGGCGGATGCAGTCGTCGAACAAGTCCTCATAGCGGGCGCGTTCGCTTGCGGCTGCCTGCTTGCGCTTGATGATTTCATTTGGCTCCATTCACGCCCCCTGAAAGAAAGAGCGCGAAGAAAAGCCTGTAGAGGATGCGGGGGCAAAGCTGCGCTGGTCCTTTCGCCGCCTTCGGCGGCCGGAGAAAGCATCGCCGCGTTCTGCTCGAAACTCGCGGTCCTCTTGGGCGCGATTGGCTTTTGCCTCGCGCTTTTCGCGGGTCGCTTCTTCTTTTTGGGCCTTTGCGGTTGCTGCGGCTTGGCGCTTTTCGCGCTTGGCGGCTTTATGGGCTTTAACCGCCTGCACCCCAGTCGTTGCAAGAGAAGCAGCAACCAAAAAGGAAATGGGATCGCACATTTCGCAGACCTCGACTTTGCAAATTTGCAAGGAACGTCCGCTTATTTTGCAAAGTCGTCAATCCCGGCGCTATCCGCGCCCTCGGCTTAGAATAGATGCCTCCCGGTGCCGCGCACGGGCGGTTTTCCCGCCCCGGTTAAACAGGCTTTGCTTGTGGTTTGCTTGAACGTGGGTCTGCTTGCTTTGCCCAGAGCCAATCAGCTTCTTGCCGTATCCCATTTTCAGCATCATGTATTGTTCGCCATCGGAAACGTGGCTGTAGATCGACTTCTTATCAATCGTGTCGCCATCCTTGAGATAACAATAGCCGCCCTTCTTTGCGTTCAAAAGGTATGTGCAGCGTTCGTCGATCACATATCCCGGTCGCCCATCGACCATTGTGTTCAACTGCGTTTGAACCGCGCCAATCCGCACAATCGGGTCGTTCGACCACGCGGGTTCAATATCCAGCCCGTGCTTTTTGAAAATACGGAAGGCGGTGGCCTTGGCGTCCTCTTGGTTTGGCTGCCGATCATCGCCGCGCGGGTCGCCCACCATCACAATCCGATAGCCCTCGTAGTCCCGTTGGATTTTTTGGGCCAGCAAAATTGCAAAGTCCTCGGTATGGGTGTCGCGCGTCACCAGTTCATCCAGAGCGCGCACCTGCCCTCGCACATCCTGCCCAAAGGCCGCTGCGGGCGTCAACCCAAAGTCCACGCCGATATAAATCGGTTCGGCGGGGTCAGGGTCCAGCGTGGCAACGTGGTACTTTTCCGAAAAGCCTTGATACACAGGTCTGCCCGCAAAAATATGCCCGATCTGGTTTTGCAGCATGTTTCTGATCCAGTCGCGGGTTTGCCCCTCGCGCAGATCAACATAATAGCTTTCATCGGTGAACCGCGCGTTGTCGCGATTTGGGTTCAATTCGTATCCCGTCAGTTCCGCGCCGCTCCATACATCGAACACGGCAGGCGGCTGGATAAAAAACTCCCAGTTCTGGGGCTTGAGAAGCGTCAGGCGATCCTCCTCAGACATCCAATCCGGCGCATCCACCTGCCCCGACATGATCGACCACCAATGCTCCTCGTCTGGCGCGTTTGTGTCCATGATGGCGAAGAAACGGTGCGATCCGCCGTCCATTGCCCTCGGAAAGCGTTTCAGGCGGGAAATCCCGGCTGTAATGATCCCCCGCGACAGTTCCCGCGCCTCGTTGAACCAGATGTTCGTCAACTCGAACGACAGCAGCTTTTTCACATCCTCGTCACGGTCCAGCGCCAGAAACCAAACCTCCCACTCCAAATCCAACTCGGGGATGCGAATGTCGTGGCGATACGGCGCCCGCCAGCGCACCTTTCCAAACTGATCCTCGGGCAGCCATTCCAGCCACGTTTTCATGGTGGTCATTTCAAGCTGCGGGGTGGTATTCCGCACCACGGCAGTCCGCACTTTCCGCTTGCCCGTTCTTTCGCCTTTCCAGCACTTGTCCTTTTCGCAGTAATAGGCGGTTTGCGGGTCAAGCGCCCTCGGCTGCGCCAAAGCCTGCCGGAACAATTCAACCACGCAGGCAACCGATTTGCCGGAGTTGTGGTGAATTGCTCCATCTTGGGTAATGTAATTGTTTGTGTCCAGAACCTGCATGTCCCAAAAAACACGCTTTACTTGCTCTCGCTCTAAGCGAACGATGGTCCCATAGGTAGCGGAGCAAGCATATGAATGAGAATACTCGTCGCATCCTTGAGATGTCTGATGGCAGTCGCCCTGCTCGTGAGATTGCAGAAAATCTTGGCTTATCTGCGCGCTATGTTCGGCGCGTTCAGGCTCGACATAACGCACCGCGTCTTTCTGTTGGCGCTCGCTTTGGCGAAGCAAATCAATCATGGCGTGGTGGCCGCGCGATTGATCTTGATGGCTATGTTTTGTCTCCTGCTCCCGGCCATCCAAACGCAAGGATGTTGCCGGGGAAAAAGTCGGGGCGAGTTCTTGAGCATCGCTTGGTGATGGAGCGCAAGATTGGTCGCTTTCTGACTTCCTCAGAAATTGTTGACCATATTGACGGGCTGAAGCTGCACAACGCGCCAGAAAATCTACGTCTTTTTGATAGTAATTCGGAACACCTACGCCGCACCCTTCAAGGTCGCGCGCCGCAGCACTCTCCAGAAGGCTCAATGAACATAGGGCGACGGACTGACCTTGGGCAATCTCTGATACGCGTCGATAATTACCGTCTGCGCAGAGAAGAAGGTGGTGTTCGGCTGCAGCAAATTCTCCTTGCGTGGTTGTCACTCGGACCAGATAGCCCGTTCCTTTTGGGAACGCGCCGCCACTTAAAGAAAGCTGGAATTTCCGACTTTTCGCGTTCCAGCTTAGAACGCGCATTGGCCGATCTATCTGCGAAATGGGCAATGGGCCGTTTTCCGTTAGAACAACTGCGTCACCAGCAAGGCACCCGATAGGCCCTTGGATGCCCCGCACAAAACTGTCAGAGGCCATGAAATCACGCAGGGTTTGCCCGTCAGGCTCGTAGTTGAAGTTCACTCGGTCATTCCTCGCATTGGAACATAAATCTAAGAAGCCCGTTGGCTTCCCCTGCAAAGGTTTCCGTGTACCCGTCCCCAGAGATTTCAGTCAGGTTGGCGGCAACATCTACTGGGTCTTTACTATAATATCAGCAAATTTTTTTCCCTCCTGCATGACCAGATGAAAATGCCGCCTCGACAATCCCAAGGTGATAGAAAAAACACTTCATCCGCGCTTCTATTTTCGCATCTTTGCTTTTGTTTGGAGGCTGTGCCTCGCAAGCGATGCGTACTGCGCTGTCCGCAAAAGCAGGGGCAGAAAAAGCAATCAGGGCGGCAGTAAAGGCATATTTCATCATCTGGGGGTTCCTCTCGCAGAAAAAGCCCGTCTACCTTACCTTCCTGCGCCGCGCGTTCAACCTTACCCGCGCCAATTCCTTCTTCTGCGCAGGCGTCAGCAAACGCATGATCTTCTTTGAACTCCCCCGGCGAACCTCGGTATAGTGATCCGCCTTCGGAACGCACCAATACCCGTCAAGGTCAAAGAAACCACCCGCAACCTTGAACAAACACCCCCTCGGCAGCCGATCCAGAACCACGTTGTTCGTCAGGCCAACCTTCTTCCGCCCCTCAAGCGTTTCACCCTTCCGCCGATACTCCGGCTCAGGCTCCGCCTGACGCTGCACAAGCGTCCGATCCCCGCGTTGCTGAAACCTCGGAACCCCCTCAAAGGGCTTAGAAGTCGATGCGTTCGTGTAATTCTTCGGCTTCGAATAGAAACTCACAGCAAATACCCCTGCGGTTTTCTCGTTTTCACAGCATCACCTCGTCTGCCTTCCGATCACGACGCGCCTCAGCCTCGTCCATATGCTCACGGCACGACCACAAATATTTCCACCGCAAACCCTCCGGCAAATCACCCATAGGCCCAGGCAACCGAAACCCATATGGCGCAGGCGCATCACAACCCTCCTTAAAACAAACCCGAGTGCAGCGCCCCATCCAGCATCCCCCGTTGTTGCGAGGCGTCAACGACACAAGGTCGTTTCCCTCGTCCCCGTCAAACCGCAACCTCACCCTCAAAGGGCCGAACCAAAGAACCCAAACCATCCGCAGGCTCCTCCGCAGTCGCAACACAAGCCATCAAAAAGTCCAAAACCATCCGCTCAACATTCGTCGGCGGCGGCGAAACACTCGGCATCACAAACTCTCCATTCACCCGTACACGCATAACCTTCTCCCTCACACGCGGATCACGCCAATGCACCCAAGACGCCCTCAATCGACCGAGAATACCCCAAGGCCCCTTCCAAATATATCTCGGAAAAGGAATGTGACCCTTTTGAACCTGAGTGATATACGGGCGGGTCGGGTCGCCTCCGAGGGGGCCGCCCTGTTTTTCCCCCCACCCCCCTCCGCCTGTGCTGCAAAGTTGCAAACTGCCTGTGTCTGCTGGCATTTTTTAATCCTCGCTGCTTGCTGTGTGGCTGGCTGTATCTGGCCCCGCCTGCGCCGTGCTTGTCTCGCTTGGCGTGATGTCTATTGTTGCTGGCTCTGCTGTGTCTGGCCTCGCCTTTGCTACGCTCGTCTCGACCGTGGCTGGCTCACCGCTTTCGCCGCCCACTCTTATGTTGATGTTCAACTCGCGCCCGCCGTTATTACTTAGGCTCGCCTGCTCCGCTTGCAGTTCGCTCGCGATCCCGCTCCACTCTACCAGCTTCGCCGCTGCCAACTGGCGTACCGTCTCCGATCTACTTGATTTCGCTAGATTAATTGTAGCCTGCAAGCCCGTCCGGCCAGCGTCCTGCATGTGCTGAATGAGCGCGGCTCGCACCGCCAGCTTGCCGTGTTTGCTTTGCAGGAAAGTGGAAACGCCTTGTCTTGAGGCATAACCTGCTTGTTCTGCGATCTGTTCGTGGCTTAGGTCGGAAGTTGCGTGTAGCAAAGCGGCTTTTGTTTGCCGTTCGTTTAGTTCTGTACCGTCTGGTAGTGTGATTGTTTCGAGTTCGGCTGGTATGTTTGGCAGGTTATTCAAGGTTTGCGTCCTCTGGAGGCGTCTGTGAATTGCCGCGTCGGTGCTGCAATGCTCACTCGTTTGCTTTCGCACGAGGCTGCGCGTTTCAAGCCGTCGCGAAACGGTCGCCCCCTACCCCCGACTGGTCCGCTTGTTCTGCGATCTCTGTCAAGGTGTAAATTTGCAAAGTTTGGTTGTAAATTTGTAAAGTCGTTGATTTTGCTGGCAAATCCAGCGAGGCTGGACCGCGCTCTACTCGTCGCTTCGCGACTCCCCGAGCCAGCAAGCTGTCTCGGCCCATTCGGGTGACGATCGCTTTCGCGTGCTAGAGTCTGGCTTGTCTCGTTCGGCCTTTGCTTGGGAAGGTGTCGGATGCTGGTATATTCAGGGGGCTTATAGGCCGCCCCCTGAAACCCCCGCTATACATGCCTTCCAATAGCTTTCACGGCGCTGCCTAACAGCACAACCTCAAGCTGGTCCTCCGTTGCACTATGCTGCGTCCTTGAGCCTCGACCAACTTGAGGCTGTGCAGTTAGTTCGCTTGCATATTGCGTGATATGATCTCGCTCTGAAGTCACGACTTCATTCCGCGACTTTTTTTCAAAAAGCTCTCTCCATTACGTCGCGCCTTCCGAGTTCTTCGATCTCATATCACATACACCGTTCGTCAACGATCAGCTTCGCGGCGCCTCCGGCTTTAACATGGAGCGTTCGTAAAGGGGTTCGTATTTTCCAAGATAAAGAGCGCCTTCGGCGCGCATTTTTAGTGTGCTTGGAAACATACTCTGTCGTTCGTCGAAACGTGTTTGTGATCGAAGATCACAAGCCACATTTCAACGCCCGCCATCCGCGCAAGCGCGGACCCCGGTTGACAAATCTGCTCCTTGTTGGGGCCGAAGGTCGCGCCGCGTAGCAGATCGTTTCCTCTGCGGCGTTTGTTTTCTCAAAAAATCGAAGGAGGCTCACATGCCTGATGGAACTCTGTTTCTCACCGAACCCGAAATCCTCGCCATTGAGGACAGCTTGATCGACTACGACGATCCCGCTCACCCCGCCAGCCTGTTTCTGGACGAGTTCGACACTTGGATGGCCGATGGCTGGCAGCAGCCGGAAACGGTCGTCATCGACTACACCGCGACCGACGAGGTGCCGTTTTGAAACTCGACGACTTCGCACTCGCAGCGGGGGCAGCTTTTGCCCTCGCGATGATCTTCACCGTCTGGACAGGAGGATAACATGGACCTGATCTACATTCTGATGCTTTCAACAATCAGCGTGCTTTGCGCGCTGACGTTCGCCCTGCGGCTGGTCGGCTGGTCGCAGCTTCTTGCCGCTCATTGGCTGGCTGACGTGCTTTTCACCGTCGCCTTGTTCCTGATCTTCTCTGGGACGCTCACTGGGTCGCTTGTCGCGGCCTTCGGCGGGCTGATGTTCAGCTTGATACTGACCGCAGGCCGGATTGCTCACAAGCACGCCCAGAAAATGAAACGTCGCGCCCGGGCGCAGTCGTGGCTGGCCGGGGCCTGATGGCCCCGGAGAAAATGAAGCCTGAATACCCCGTGCGAGGCACGGTGAACAACGAAACGAAAACTCGAAAGGAAAGAACATGCGTGACGCATTGAACAAAGCTGAAATCGAAGCAATCGAACAATTCCAGCAAGAGCAGGCGCAAGCCGCTCAACAGGAGCAAGAGAAAGACCGTAGCATCGAAGATGTCTACCTTGACGCTTTCACCGCCTATACCGAGGGCGAAAAAACCCCGCCGCACATCATGGAAGCCTTCGCTGCCATCGCAGCCTTCTTCTACGACGATGACCCTGAGTTCAAAATCGACGGAGGGATTGATGGCGTCACGGGCGACGTGATCGAAGGCAGCGATCCCAACAACTGCCAGTTCAACCAGAAAGGCATCCTTGGCAACTTTTGCCAGCAGGCCGACTGGATGCTTGGCCGTGAGGAGCGCCGCTTGAACTACCTCAAAAACGCAGCGTTCCGCGCCCGCCGCGCACACAGCCAATCGGAGATCGACACTCTGGCCTTGGAGAAAGCCGAGGCCGAATATGGCAAATGCAAGCTGGTCAACCTGCCGATCCTTGAGGACTTCAAGAAAGCGGCCAAGACCGCCTACCTTGTCCAGTTTGGAGAAGAATGGGTCCGTCCCACCAAGAAGGACACGGCGCGCACGACTGAGCAGCTTGAGGACCGCTTCAAGCATCAGGAACGTCGCAGCCGCTTGTAATTAAACGGCGGGGCAACACTGCCCCGCCTCCAAATCAGGGTCGACGGGGTAAGGCCCGTGCAAAGCGCCCTGACAATCTGGTCCGCTCTTGCTCCGGCGAGGGCGGGCCAACTTCGCCGTTTCACACTACTCTAACCAACGCGCACACCGCAACCCTCGGGCTGAAATACAGCACTGAGAAAAGCGCCTCATCCGCGTTTGTAGAAACGGACTTCACAAAATCGAAACAGAAGCGCAGGCGTAGGGAATACCCCCGCGCCTCTACAGAGGAAATCTGCCATGAACACCATCGCACCTATCAGCGCCGCAACCGAAATAACCGAACGCAACGAGCATTTCTTCAATGCAGGAGTGCGCCCCCTCTACGGCATCGACGGTGAACCCATCGACCCCCAGATCGCCCGTGGCGTTTATCGCGACGACACGAACGAGTGCATCGCGTCCTGCGGCCCCAACTTCAAGCCCGTGCAACACCACGACATTGTGCAGCCCATCATGCAGCACTTTCACGGCCTTGGTTACGAGATCGAAGAACGTGCGCCCAACAGGCGCGACCTTCGTGATCTTGTGGGCCGCTCAGGTGCCTTCATGCAGCGCAAATATGCCCACAATGGCGCCGTGATGCGTACCGACATCATCACAGGCGACTTCATCACGCCCACGGGCAGAACCAGCTATATGCAGCAAGGCCCCGACACGATGTTGTTCAAGACATCCATCCTGAACAGCCACAACGGCAGCCTCGCGGTGCGCGTCATTACCAGCTACGAGCGCATCATTTGCATGAATGGCATGACCCGTCCCGATTTCTCGGCTGGCGTTTACGGCAAGCACACATCGAACTTCTCGCTGCGCGCCATGACCGCCCAGATCGAGAACTCGCTCAATGGCATGTACCAAGACGCCGAAACCTTCGGGCGCTGGGCCAAGAAGAAAATCAACCGCGAAATCGCGGAAACGATGCTTCAAAAGACCATCGCCAAGCAGCAAGCGCGTGGCAACAACCCGCCCTATTCCGAGCGCCTTATCGGCCTGATCCTCGACCGCTTTGCACACGAAGATCAAACCGTCTGGGGCCTCTACCAAGCTGTGACGTGGTGGCAGTCGCACCACAAGGTCAGCGAGAACGCCTCGCCCCTGACAACCACCATCAACCGCGAAACGCGCGTGGCCAAGATGCTGCGCAGCGACGAGTGGAACGCACTGACGGAGGACGCATGACGCGATACGACGAACGCCACGGTGGACCCTTTAACAGAGGGTCCGCTGACTTCTGGTATCATCGGCCCCCAGAGCCTCATTACTACCTCGGGGCCACTTACCAATCCCAGAAAATCACCGAAAGCGGCATGACCGAAGCTGAAATCGAAGCGTATCTGGCTGGATACGACCAAGCCGAAGCTGACGGTGGCCAGAAAGACTACGGATGACTTTTGGCCACTGGAAATACCCGCCGCGCAAGCGCCGCAAGCCGATCCCTTGGATGACCGTCTTTGGCATCCTTTGCTGGATCGCGGCGCTTGCTGTCATTTTCGCCCCTTAACAGGAGAAAAACATGCCTTGGACCAACATCGAGCAGGTTGGTTATCAACCCGTTGACACAAGCCTCGACGCCGCAATCGCGGGCGAAAAAACCGCCCCAATTCTCAGAACGATGATCCTCAACTTTCTGCGCCAAACAGGCAAAGGCTGGACAAGTGAGGAAATCGCCCGTCGCCTTGATCTGGACTATCGCAGCGTCCAGCCCCGCCTATCCGAACTGCGCGATGCTGGCAGCGTCTATGACACAGGCGAACGCCGCATGAGCGAACGCAACCGCCAGATCATTGTCTGGAAATCCACCCCCAAGGAGAACAGCCATGAAAGCCATTCTGAACTCTGACCTTTTGTCTGCCGTTTCTATCGCCGCTTCAACCGAAGAAACCCGCTATTATCTTTGCGGTGTCCATGTGGAGCCTCACCCAAAGCAAGGCGTCATTATGACTGCCACCGATGGTCATATTCTGGCTACCGCCCACGATCTCGAAGGCACAATCGACAAACCTCGCATCATCTTGGCCAACTTCAAGTCGGCCTCTTTCAAAACAAAAGCCAAAGAAGATCAGCGCAGGCTGCATGTCAATTTTAAAGATGAAATGGGTGCCATTCGCGATGATGACAGCGCCAAAAATTTGGATGCCGTTGTTGTTGAAAACATCTACGCCACCTTTCCAGATTGGCGCAACATTACCCCCGGCTTTACACGCTCTGAACCGACTGCCGGATTTGGCCAGTTCAATCCGAACCTCTTGGCCAAAACGATGTCAGTGTTCACCCGCGCTTCTGGCCCCGACAAACCCGGCCCTGTGGTTTTTCAGCAAAAAACGCCCAACGATCCTGCGCTTTTTGTTCTCGACAACCCCGAGATCAACATCGCCGTTATTGCAATGCCCATGAAGTCTGACGAACTCGATGTGCTGCAACGGTACGATTGGGGCAAGCCACAAGAAACCGCTGCCGCCTAAAGGAGCAAGCAAATGGACACGAAACAACTTCAATCGCGCCTTGAAGGCTATAACAACACCTTCTCAGACCTCGGCTATTTCAAGCCGTTTTCGTCGTTTCGCTTTTACGACTCTGGCCGTTGCGAAATCTTTGCCTCTGGCCAACGCGAAGAAAGATGGTCCTCAGATGGGTCCGAAGCGTTCATTGCATACGGCAATTCGCCAGAAGAAGCGCTTACAGAAATGGACCAAAAAATCGCCCTTTTGGAGCCTCGCGACAAACGCGAAAAAGACACATTTCTTCGTGACGTTGCCAAATTAACCGAGAAAGCGCGCGATCTCGGCTTCGATCACGTTGCAGATGAAAGCGATCCTTCCGGCCATGTGGATTACGCAGCACAGCTTCAAAATCTCTTGGATAGCCTTTCCAAAAACATTCTTGAAGATCAGCGCTCCACAGAACACGCTGAATAGCGGGCCTTTAACAAAAATGAGAGAAATTGGGCCGGGGAAACTCGGCCACTTTTCCCCCTAAATTGAGGAACGCAATGAAATCTGTTATCAAGCAAGTCGTCGATGCGATTGACAAGTCCGAAAATCGCAAGCTATCCCATGTCACCTACAATGGCGAAGATGTGATCTTCCACACTGACGCCTCACAGGTCGATGGCTCCCCCAAACTTGGCCTCGACCCCGCCTATGAGTGGTTGCAAAAAAATGGCTCTGCCAGCCAAGGGAATACACCGCGTAAAAGCCAAACTGGCGAACAAGACCCGCGTTGAGTATCACTATGCTTGGCGCGGCGGTCCCAAGTTTTGGACATCGACAAGCGGCATTGCCAAGCACAGTCCCGATTATTGGGCGGCGTACCACGATGCTTGCGCCGAGCGCCGCCCAGATCGTGGCCTGTTTCGTGAAGTCCTAAACGCTTACCTGAACAGCCCGCAGTTCAAAAAACTCGGCGCGCGCACCCAGAAAGACAAACGCACATCAATCTTTCACCCCAAGAATGGCATTGAGCAACGCTTTGGCGATGCCCCTCTTGGCGTTTTTGCCCGCCCTGAAATCCGCCGCGTGGCCTACGAGTGGCTTGACGACATAGATAGCGACCGCGTGTCTGACATGCGCCGTGCGGACCTTGTATCTATCGTGGCATGGGCCGTAGATCGCGGCTATCTCACAGCGCACCATCTGCAACGCATGACCCCTCGCTATACGGTTGACCGCAGCGAAATCATCTGGTCCGACGCCGAAATTGATACTTTCGTCGCGCTTGCTCCTGACTGGATTGGTCGCATCCTGATTGCCGCCACAGAAACAGGGCTTCGCCCCGGCGACCTTATTCGCCTCAATCGCGGCCATGTCCAAGGCACCGCCGCAGGCCAGCGCCGCATCTTCATGCGCACGGCGAAGCGCGGCAAAGTCGTATCAATCCCCGTCACCCCGAAAATGGGTGAACTGATCGACGCCACGCCGCGCGACAGACTGCACATTTTGGCCAATGCCAGCGGCGGGCCGTTCGTCAATACGAACTATCCGATGAAAAAAGTGCGCGACTGGCGGCGCAAGGCGGGCTTGCGCGACGAATTGCACCTGCACGACGCCCGAGGAACAGCGGCAACGCGACTTTTCGAGGCTGACGCCAGCCTGCGCGAGATCGCAACGCATATGGGCTGGTCCGTCCAGCACACCGCCAAGATGATTGAGGTCTATGTCAGCCGCAATCCATCGCACTCAGATGACCTTTTGATCCGGCTTCATCGCGACCGCTGATTCGCTTTAAGTTGTGAAACCGACGCAAAATCGCAACACATCTTGTAAAAGACCCCCTCAAACGCTGTAAAACGGTATTTTTTTTTAATGCCTTTGAGCGACATTTTTTCCTTTAAAATCAAGTGGCAGGGGCAGCAGGGTTCGAACCCGCGACCTACGGTTTTGGAGACCGTGAAAATTCTCTGATTGCAAACAAAAAAAATGTAAAACACTCTGCTTTCACGCCACCAAGTGTCAAGCACTTAGCGCCCTTTTGTAAAATGGAGGACCATCGCAAATGACATCAAACAAAGCGGCACAACACTCGCAGAAAGTGTATCTTGCAGGCGGGAACCAAGTCTCCCAAGCAGTCAAGCCGACGAAAGCCAAAATCACCCTCGCGCAGCCCGTCGATGATCCCATCACCTACCGTCGATGGAACGAATTGAAGCAAGAACTTCAAAACACGCGCAGCGACCTTCTGCGCACTCAAGAAGAAAAGCATCGCCTTTGCGACAAGCTGAATGAAGCGCACAGCAAAATCGCCGCCCTCAAGCAAATCTGCCAGCACCACGGGATCGAGGCCCCGGTATGAGCAGCCCGACAACCCGCTCAAAAGCCATGCTTGAAAAAGATGGCTGGACCGTCGCCATCGTGGAAAAGTTCAACTCTTTCACAAAAACACGCCACGATCTGTTCGGCTTTGCCGACCTTTTGGCCATGAAACCCGGCGAGGTTCCCAAGCTAATCCAAGTCACATCGACAGGCTGGCAGTCTCGCGTCCAAAAAATAAAGGACGAGCCAAAAGCAGCCGTGTGTCTGGCAAGCGGCTTCACCATCGAAGTGCATGGCTGGCGGAAGCTGAAAGTGAAGCGCGGCGGCAAAGCCATTCGCTGGACGCCGAAAATCATTTTGCTGACGGAGGACGATTTCGATGAACCTGCCATCGCTGCCGACGCAGACCTCCCTGCCCACTGTTAGGGAAGTCAAGGAAAGCGAGCGCGACAAGGTTCTCAAAACTCTCAGCGCCCTTTCCGCAGAAAAGCGCCCATCATCGACCTACAACGATATACGGCAGTATGAGCGCCAGCTTGGCGCATACTGGCTTGGCCCGCTTCTCGGATATTACTGGTACATTCCAGCCGATACCGACCCTGAATTGGTGCGCCGGATCATCGACCGCATAGAGCAGCGCCGTGCGCCCGATCCGCGCGTAGCCCAAGCCCTCGGGGAACTTTGGGTCACAACCAAAAAGGCCAAAATTGGCGATGCCGAGCGCGATACAACGCTCAATGCCTATGCCAGCCGCCTATCGGCTTATCCGCCCGAGCATTGCCTGCTTGTGCTGTCTCAACTGACCGACACAGAAACCTTCTTTCCGCCTTGGTCAACCGTTCAGCAAAAGCTGATGCCTTTGCAAAGTGATCGCTTTGCTCTGAGCAAATTGCTCAAAAACATTCTGCCAAAATTACAGGAGGCTTCTGCCAAATGACCGAAACACAAGCCAAAAAATCAATGTTTTGCTTCAATCCTGCCGACCCTATTCCAATGGAAATCAGCGGAGCCGCTTTTGAAGTCGCCATTCACAATGACGCCGAAATCTCACCACACGATCTTGGCCTTTATTCAATGGCATCCGCTTGCTCAATGCTGACGTTCTTTGGCTATCAACCCAAAGACGTTGCTTTGATCGCTGAAAAAATGGCCGCTGGATACCTTCACGCCGCAGGCCCGTCTGGCAACCAAGCCACAATCCAAGACATCACCACGCTTACGGAGGACGATCTATGAACGTCAATGACCGCACAACCTACATCGGCAGTTCCGATGCGCGCGACATTCTCGCAGGCTCTTTTGACCGCCTGTATAAGCTGAAAACTGGCGCGATTGAGCCTGACGATCTGAGCGACAATTTCCCCGTGCAGCTTGGCCTCCACACCGAGGGCTTTCACCTTGATTGGACCATCCGCCGCTTGGTCGAAGAAAAAGGCGATGGCTTCAACTGGTCCCAGTTTGCCGAGAATGGCGATCAACATCACGCCAGCTTTACGCCGGAGCAAGCTGAATACCGCCCGCCGCTGGTCAGCCACCCCGACGCGCTTTTGCGCGATCCCTCGGGCGCTGTGCTGCCGCTGGAAGCCAAGCACACGGGGCGCTTCAAGAACGCCGACGAAGCCGCTGATTTCTACATGCCGCAACTCCAGCACCATCTGCTTTGCTGGAACTCCAAAGTGCTTCTGTTTTCCGTGATCTGCGGAAACTCGGAGCCGGAACGCATTTGGGTCGGCTTTTCTCAAGAGTGGGCCGATCACTACATCGAGCAATGCAACCGCTTCTGGTCTTACGTTGCGACCAAAACGCCACCGGCCCCTGCGTTCTACGACGACGCCAAAGAGCCAAGCATCCCCACGGCAGTCAAAAACACCGTGCCGATCAACGGGATGCTCAAGCGCGACATGACGGGAAACAACCGCTTCAAAGCAGTCACAAGTGAGTTCATCGAAACCAAAGCTGCGGTCGCCAAGCACGAAAAGGCCAAGAAAGACCTCAAGTCGATGATGAACGACGACGACAAAGAGATTTTCTCTGACGAGATCAAACTCAAGCGCGATGCACGCGGGGCTATTCGCATCACGGTTCTCGAAAAAGAGGACGCATGACGCCCACCCACAAGAAGCTGATCCCGTATCTCGAAAAAATCCTTCGCGCCGCCAGCGCGGAGGACATCGAAACCGTGAAGCAAGAAGCACGCCTTGCGCTGCAACTCGCTGAGCAAAAAAAATAGACCGCAAACGCCGCAAGGAGATGAACCATGACCAATGAAGCCCAATCCCAAAAGAACCTCGCACTTTTTGATTCCTTGCGCCAAGTTGACCGCAAATACACGAAGCCTATTACTGGCAAGTCGTATAAAGGCGACAGTCCTTCACCGACCTATATAATCTGGAAGCTGACGCAGGCCCTCGGCCCTATCGGCATCTATTGGGGCTTCAACGTGAAGTTTGACCGCGTTCGCGAGGGCAAACCGCACCAGATCATCACCACGCAGGAACAGACGTTCCACGATCAGCCCAACGAGGATGGCACCCCGCGCATCAAATCAAAGTCGGTCGCGTATCAAATCATTCGCGAGGAATACCACGAGGTCTGCCTGACCTTCTGGTTCCAGCCCGAGGGCGTCAAAGAGCCTCGAACATTCGATGCTTATGGCGGCACACCAATGCTCTACATGACCAAGAGCGGCAACTGGATGCACGACGAGGACGCTGCCAAGAAATCGCTCACTGACGCCTATACCAAGGGCGCAAGCTGGCTTGGCGCATGTGCCGACATTTTCCTTGGCATTTTCGATGACAAGTATTCTGGCGTCGATGACAGCGCCGCACACGGCAATGCCGCAAAGCAAAGCGCCCCACCGCCGAGTGACGACAACAGCGCCAACCCTGACAGCCCTGCGCCGATGGGCCAACCCAAGCAACCTGATACGCAGCGCCAGAACAGCGCGCCCCCAGGCTGGTAACACCCGCTCTAACGAGTGGGTCAGAGGGGCGGCGAATAAGGCGAGTCTCGCCGCCCCTCGCATCATTCACGAACGACCAAACACAGGAGGCCAAAATGGCTGACGGAAACTATGACAGCACCAACAGCGGTGTGATTTTTGGACCGCATCAAGACCAAACTTTGAGCGGCCAAGGCAAAGTGAACATCGAAGGCGGTGAAAGCAAATACGTCATTGTCCGCGAAAAACTCTCGCGCGATGGCGACCCGCAACTTGTTCTTTACCAACGCGCGGGCGTTCTGTTTCACAACGACAAAAAAGGCAACGACAAAGCGCCTGACTTTTCCGGCCCTCTCGACATGCACCCCAATCACAAGATTGCGGCGTGGACAGGCGAAAAAGACGGTCGCAAGTACATGAGCCTCAAAGTCTCTTTGAAGCAGTCCAACGGCAACGGCGGTGGCCAGCAGCAGCAACAGCAAAACGCTGGTTGGGGCGCTGGGGCAGGCATGGACGACGAGATTCCCGCAACTTGCCGCCAAGGGATCGAATGTTGTTCCCTTCAAGCCTTTCAGGAAAGACCCCCATGCCAAAAATCCCCCTAAAAAACCGAGCCGCTAGATACGCCGTTCTATTCTGCGCGGGATTTACAATGGGCGCGGCCTTTATGGCCACGCCCGCCCTTGGCTTCGTGCTGATGTGCATCGCAGCCGTTTTTGTCGGCATGTCCATTCTTCGCAAAATTTGAGGACGCCATGAAAGACGCACAGATTGATTTTTCCCAACAGCAAGCCGACGCCATCGACGCGGTTGAGGCATGGCTGAAAACCCCCAAAGCCGAGCGCCCACAGGTGTTTCGCCTGTTTGGCTACGCTGGCACCGGGAAAACCACGATTGCGCGGCATCTGGCCGACCAGCAAAAAGGCGACGTTTGCTATGCCGCTTTTACAGGCAAAGCCGCCTTGATGATGCGCCGCAACGGCTGCGTAGGAGCCAGCACCATCCACAGCCTGATTTACACGACCGTGGAACAAGAAGATGGCTCTGTTGAGTTTGTCTGGGACCAAGAAAGTCCAGCAGCCACAGCTTCCTTGATCGTGATTGATGAATGTTCGATGGTCGATGAAGAACTTGGCAACGATCTTTTGCGCTACGGCGTTCCCATCCTTGTTCTTGGCGATCCTGCACAGCTTCCGCCCGTCAAGTCAGCGGGGTTTTTCACAGAAGCCGAGCCTGACGCCATGCTGACTGAAATTCATCGGCAGGCCGAAGGCAATCCGATCATCCAGCTTGCTACGAAAGTGCGCAAAAGGGAGCGCCTTGAATATGGCAACTACGGGGAAACCCGTATTATCCCGCGAGGTGTTTTGACCCCTGCGCAAGTCGCAGAAGCCGATCAAGTGATCGTTGGCAAGAACGTGACGCGCCACGCTTACAACGCCCGCGTTCGCAAGTTTTTGGGTCGCGAAAGCCAAATGCCGCAAGCAAATGATAAGCTGGTGTGTCTGCGCAATGACAAGTCCGTGGGCATTTTCAACGGCGGTATTTTTGTGGTGGATGACGTTCCCCCGCGCCGCGCCCAAAAGGGTAAAATCCGCATGAAGCTAATTTCTGAGGATTTTCCAAACCGCCCACCGTTTACCGTTCAAGTGCTGCGTGAGTTTTTCTTCGGCGGCGTTGAGGATTTGGATTGGAAAGACCTCAAGCACAGCCAGCATTTTGACTATGGCTATGCCCTGACCTGCCATAAGGCGCAAGGCAGCCAATGGCCGCATGTGATCGTGTATGACGAAAGCAGCATTTTTCGCGATGATGCACGGCGCTGGCTTTATACCGCAATCACCCGAGCGCAGGAAAAGCTGACGCTGGTAATGTAAGCGATGCTGCCAACCATACCAGAGAGGGGCAGCGCGCCTGCCTTTCCGTGGTGCGATTGGCACCAAACAACCACAGGAGAATGATCTTGAAACACTTTATCACAACCACAGTCGCAGCCGTTGCTTTGGCTGGCATGGCACATGCCGACGATGACAGCTTCAACGGCGTCCAAGGCGCATTTGGTGGCACCGTCAGCACCTTTGCCAAATCTGGTGGTGTCTCGGCCACGGGTTCACTGGGCGGCTACCAAAACACCACCATCCGCAACGAAAGCGGCAGCGGTGAGTTTGCCGGGGCCAGCATGACGTGGAGCGCGGAGGACGGCTCTGCCAGCATCACAGGCGAGAGTTTCACAGACGGGTTCGACTTCTCTGAAACCACTGCTGGCGGTGGCTACGGCGGATCGTTTGCAGCGCGCGCTGGCTTTGCCAAAGCCGAAGGCGGCTTTGCTGGTGGCTTTGCCAACGGTGAGTTCGATGACGACTGGGATGACGATTACGACAACGATTACGACGACGATTGATCGGCTGGGGCGGGCGGCAACCCGCCCCAACACATCCCCCATCTACAGGAGAATGACTATGAACCTTGCACGACTCACAGCCGCTTTGATCCTATCAGCCAGCGCCGCGACAGCGCAATCTGTCACATCTGACAGTCAATCTCAGAGCGGTTCTTACAGCGGCGTCAACATCGAGGGCAGCACGACTGATTTTTCAGATCAGGTGCCGGGCATGGGCGCCCCCTCGATGAGCCACACAACAAGCTGCGCCCTGAGCGCCTCTGGTGCTGTCTCTGGCCCCGGCTTTGGCATTGCTTTTGGAAACGGTCGCATTGACGACGAGTGCAACACACGGGAAGAAGCACGTTTCCTGCATGACCTTCTTACGCAGCGCCCGTCTTATGCACGGAAAGCAGCGATCCATCATGCGTGTAGCCGTGACAAGTCAATGCGTAAAACTCTTGTGGCTATTGGTATTTGCAAAGTGGTGAGGAAGTGATGACTGACACAGACACAAGCGTAGAGGCACCATTCGTTCGAGCGGCATTTATCAATGCGATAGCGGAAGAAGGGTCAAAAGCAGAAGCCGTGGAATGGCTGCAAAAAACTTGGAACGAGAAGTGCCAAATTGAAGCAGAACGCGACCGCTACAAAGCACGGGCAGAGTGGGCGGAGAAGCCTTGCTGGAAGCCTTAAAAGAAGGAATATCTGAACCCGGTCAGCGCGTTTACAATATGGCAATCTCCGCCCTCGCCCAGATCGATGCCGAACCTGTGAGCGCCCTCGCAGAAGGAGACAGCCAATGACAGATGAACAGATTATTGACGCCTTGAAATCCGGCGAAACATTAACATTCGGCTGCAATGGGCGAAACAC